AAGCGCCTCCGCCTCCGCCTGTTGCATATGGAGAGCCGTATGTATAATCTCCATTACCCCCATCATTACCTTGATCGGGAGTAACATCTGGTACATCACCAGAACCTCCAGAACCATTACCTGTACCTGATATTCCAGCACCTCCGCCGCCTGAACCTCCATCGGCACCATTTATTTCTGACGCGGCTAAGTTACCTCCGCCACCTCCGCCACCGGCAGATGTGATTGTTGTAACGCCTGAACCTGAAATAGATGAATCACTTCCACTAACTCCTCTTGATGGTGTTGAACCTGTCCCACCGGCACCACCATCACCTACTGTAACAGTTATTGTTGAACCACCGATAGTAAATCCACTTTGTGTTGAAGTTCTGTAACCTCCAGCGCCTCCGCCACCACCGTGATCGCAGCCGCCTCCGCCACCCCCACCGGCAATAACTAAAAAATCTATTGCATAAGGTTGAGGTGTTTCTAAACTTACAACATCATCACTTGTAGGAATCCAACCTTTAGTCGCTCCTGAATATACAATATGTATACCTTGACCGTTTGTATTATAAACTGGATTTGGTGATGTAGCACCTTGAAAATTTAAACCGTTTTGATTTATCGTTAAATTATTATTTACAAAATTTCTAGCGTAGTCCACAAACCATATTTCATCACCAACGTTAGCTGAACCAGGTAATGTAGCAGTACAAGCATTTGAACTTGTATCAATCCAATATCCTTTATTTGCTTCTACTGTTACCGTTGTACCTGTTACTATAGTAGATTGCCATTCGACTCCTGCTGCAATAGTGACAGAACCTCCTAAATTAACTGCAGAGCCATTTATTGTTATTGCTGAATTTTGTAATTTTGCATTTGTGACAGCATTAGCTGAAATTTTTGCAGTTGTAACTGCATTATCAGGTAAAGTAAAAGTTCCACTTGATGCATCAAAGGTTGCACCAGCAGGAACCGAAACTGTATCTCCGCTCTCACCGACTGTAAGGCTTGTGCCTGATTTTGGTACTATTTGATCTACTTCAATTTTACTCATTATACTACCACTAATGTTCCACTTACTGTTAATGTTCCTGTTATACTTACTGGTCCTGCCAACACACCATTTTCAATTGTTTGGTCTTGTGAAATGGTTGCTGAGTGTGTGCTTACAAAATCTTGTGCTGACATAGATGGTGATGGCATTCTAGCTGCAGGCATAGTACAAAAAACATCTTTAGTACCTGCAGTAAAATTAACCAAAGTATCACTATTTGAAGAAGACAGGACAGTTTGCCTTGATAGTGTATCAGGTGTTGCATCTGTAACTGTTCCTATACCTACTTCAAATTCTGCAGGTGATGCACCAATATGTGAAATACAATAAAAGGTTTGATTCCCCGTACCTATTCCAGATACGAAGCTTTCAAAATCTTGTGAAGCACCTGCTAAATTGAGAGTTCCTGTTCCTTCAGTGGTGCTTGTCTCTTTTACTCTGTCATTTACAACTAGAGCCATACACCTCCTAACTTATTCTTAAAATAGCATTTGAACTGTTAAACGTTGGAAACTGAATAGTGAAAGTTCCAGCCGTAGCTGTTTTATCACCACCGAAATCCAAAACTGCAACAGCTTTGTCACTGTTAGACGTGTTATAAATTAAAGCGCCTCTTGCTGTTAAAGTAACTCCAGTAAATGATAACTCTGCAAAGTCTACGATTGCTACACCTGTATCAAGTGAAGTTTGTTGACCTGTTAATACGCCACCACCTTGTGCATATTGACCCGAGTCAGGAACTTGTCCTCCTGTACTATCACCAGGATATGCTGTAGTAGCTGCAGATAAATTTGCTGAAGAATCATACAGGGCTAATTTAAAAACATCTTGTCCGCTTTGAAATTCATGTCCGCCTTCTAATAATTCTTTTTTAAATGAATTGCATACTGCTTGTGCGATTGCCATAATATTCTCCTACATAGTTTTTTTAGTATTTGGCGACGGAGATCCAACTTGTAATCTTGGAACACCATCGTCGTATTCAGCTCTTCTACGTCTACCCATTTGTTGAAGAGCAAAAGCTTCTATAGCCTTATCATACCTTGTTTTATACAGGTTGTACATATCCATGGGGCCTTTTAGGTATGAAAAAACTTCTGCCAAAACTCCGTACAATAACATACCCTCTTGGTAAGTTGCTAAAAATGTATTTGTTGAGGCATCAAAATGTGGTGGATCAATAATATAATTTAATTGTGTTGCATATGCTTGATCCGGAGTTGGTGCAACAACTACTGAATTATCATCCCAATTAGCATAGTATTTAGGTTTACCAGTTGCGCCACTCCCATTAAATTCTGTTATAAAACTCGTGTCTTTCTTCTCCATAAAAGTTCTGTTGCTTGTAAGACTTGAAGAGTCAAAAACTTGTAAAGATCTTATCACTAAAAAACTTGATGGCATTTGTAAAAATCTTTTGTTAGCATTAAAGTTGGAAGTTGCATATTTACGTATATCATCATAATCTACACGTCCTGCAACATCTAATTCTACGTTTCTAATGTATCCGTCTATTAAGGTATCTGATAAAACATTACTATCAACTTCAGCATAACTTCTTACTCTAGTCAAAAAATCTGTATGTGTTACTGCCATTATGTAATACTCACTGTTATGGAGCCTAAAGATATTTTAGCCTCTCTTTTTCTATTTTCTTCCGCAGGGTCTTTTGGAATCATACCTCTGACTGAAGTTATATTATCAACACTTGTGATCGCAGCTCTTGCTGTTTGAAATGCAAAATCGCCTGGAAGTTTTAAATTTGCTACGGTTACTGGTCTACCTCCAGAATCAACTACAGATGTATCAGTAGGAGCTTGTGGATTTATAGCAGACATAATAGAGGGTTGTTGAAAAAATCTAGGTCTTGCGTTTTGAATTGCAATTTTGTCAGCTGTTATTTTTCTTCTTCTTATTTGAGGATGCTTTGATTCAAACTCAGATCTATGCACAAAAGACCCATTCCATTCTTTAACCATCTCGTTATATGGAAACTCCATACCAGATCTATCAGATATTGCTTTAGCATATTTACCTTTTGCAAAATTAGCCATTATACACCATCTCCAAAGTATGCTTGTGGTGAAATATATACGGATGTTCTTTGTCCGTCTTGATCAAGAGCTCTTTTCATTTCATCTTCATAAGCTAGTTTTAATGTCTGAGTTGCTTGTGGATTTATCATAAAAGATAAATAATAAGCTAAGCCACCAATCATACAAGGTATGAATCTATAAGCTACATCAGCATTATTAGTATAGCTTCCTGCATCTTCAATACGACCAATTGAGTAATATTTTAGATGAGTGTATGTATTTAAGTTTGGTGCAGAATATAAAAATATTTTTGGTGTTTTTAATCTATCCACATAATATTGTGAGGGTTGCCCTGTTTGTAATTTATTAGGTAATGCAGCGTATGATGATCTATCAATTTTTGTTAGAGAAATATCTGTAGTATCACTATTCTCACCACTTATTGAAGTTGAAGAAACAAAAGCCTCTAACACATCATTTACATCAGTAGCTGTTGTGTAAGATGCTTGTCCTGAAACTAATGCAACTTCTTTTAATTCTACTTTCCAAAGATGAACACCTCTATTACCCCACTCTGAAAACAATATGTTTAAATTTCTTCTTGCTCTTTTTAAATCATACCCAGAATCAGTCATTACTCCACATCGATTGTAAGCTTCTTGTACAATCTCTTCTATGCTCAAATCAAATGAAGTTGTTCCTGAAGTAGCCATTATTTGAATTCCTTTAATTTTTTATTTACAGTTTGTGCTGCTTCTTTATGTGCAGATGAGGTGCTTAAGCCTGCAGCTCTATTCTCATCGTATTCTTTTCTAAATAGTTTTTGAAATTTTTTTGATGCACCCTTTACAACAGGTACTCCAAATCTAAAAGCTACTCCTATAAATGGCATTATATAACTCCTCTGTAATAATCCATCATACCACCCTTACTTGCTTTAGCAAAGGTCTTGACGTTTGTTGGTTTTCCTCCAACACCTTGAGCTTTACTTCTTTTTCTCGCAACCGCAGAACGCCTTTGCGATTCTGTCATTCGGGCGGCTTTTGCAGCAGGCACGCATTTTGGGTATTTTCTTTTTGATCCACTTGCAGATTTTCTTCCACATGGTTTAAAACCTCCGCCTTTTTTCTTAGAACCAATATCGACCCATTTTTCTGCGAACCATTTTTTTAGTCCACTGGCCATTATTTTACTCCATTAAATTTAGTTCCTTGTATTGAAACTCCACCACCTCTAGAGTATTTGATAGTTCCGCCGATTGTGATTTGTTTTCTTTTTCCTTTTTTGAACCTGTAATACCGTAAGAGTAATTATCACCTTCCTTGCTTAAATCAAAATAAGTTTCTGCAGGCTCTTTATAATCTGAATCTTTATATTTAGTAATGTTTGCACCACCAGTAATATCAATACCTTTTTTAGTTGATATATTTACTTTTGGTCCAATTTCAGTTTTGTATTCATCTTCATATAAACTAACTTTTGGTTTTATAGTTCCGGGCTCTTTCCTTTTTACTACAGGACCTTGCATTGGTGGTTCAGGCAATCTTATTGGTCCCATATTTCCACCTCTAATTAAATTTTCTGTGTATTTTTTGATATCGCTCATATTAAATCCTTGTAGTAATCAGACATACCACCTTTATTCAATCCTAGTATTTCTTTTACTTTTCTATTTTTTGCCATTGCAACACCAACACCTAAAGGATTC